GCTGAAGTAAAGATCCAACCTGACAGTAATGAAACGCCACCTTCAAAATAAGTCACTGATTCAATACTAGGTTGATGAAATGAAGGAAAAATTGCTCCTGTCGTTTGCAAATAGTCAGCAGCAAATTCAAACTCCCATGAAAATTTTGAGTATTTTCCCAACATACGCATTGCAGCAACCATTAGACTATTACCCATAGTTTTATCGTATGTTGAAAAATCCGACTCATAACTATAAGGTCCCTGTTTCTGAAGTTGGGGAACGTAGCGCATAGCGAATTCTGGTGTGTGATACATTCCTAATTTCCTTTTCTGAGCGGCCTTCATATATGCAGTGATTGGTCCCAGAATAAAATTCACAACGAAAGAAGCTGGATATGTCAGCCTTTGGTTGGACTCCCAAGAATACGCTTCTTTTGTTGCGACAAATTCAGAGCCGTTATGATACCACAATGGTTGTGGCTTATGTCCTTTTGCTCCTTGTCTAAATGTAATTAGCGAAGCAAGTGCCATAGAGCCATTAGGTAATCCCAGCTCTTCGCCCCATCTATATAGTTCAGCAAGATAGTCACTAGGTAGCATGTCATAATCGGGAGTTGGAGTATCGAGTAAAGTAATTACCCTCTTCTGGTGATAATCGTACCCTAACTCATCGATTCCTCCAGTGCCACCGGATGGCATACCAACAGCTGTCTCTCTAGCATCGATCAGTGACCTAATAGCTTCATCTCTATTTCTAAAGACATTATTAGCCAAGCTAGCATAATGCTTCGCTATGATCTCCATTATCTCAAACAGTCTTTTAGGATATTTTTGATTAGGTTCGTCGACTGAAGCTGGTAGATTCAAATGTCGTCCAAAATACTGCGTGCGTAGTATAGTAAGACGTTCAAAATCGTCTTTCTCATCTTGATACACCTCAGAAGGAGCGTTGCGCTGTATGAATTCTTCGGCATTCTTCGTAAAAGATATAAGCATGTCTCTGGTCTTGCGAAGAGAGTCTAATCTTTTCGATAAAGGATCACTAGTACTGCCATACATAGGATAACCAATTACAAGCTCTGAATTATTCAGCCTTCGCATTCGCCCAAAGATAGAAGAAGAATATAGAGTTAGGGGATACTCTGAGACCGTAAACCCTATCATCTCGGCTTCCTTTAACAGCTTTGTCGTTGACATAATCTGATCCTTAGGAAGATCATTAATGGATAACTCACTAATACTAATTGGCATTAAAAATCTTAATCCAATATTGGGATGTTCATTATCTACAGTTGGAGTTCCCTTGTAATAATCATTTCGACTTATGATAGCAAGGGCTTCCTTTTCATCGATCTTAAAAGCTGTAGCTTCGTTATTATCTTTGTCATCCTTTAATTGCTTAATGTTATTGAGAACTTCAGCCATCTGCGAAGACTCTCTTTTGTTCGCAGACTGCTTATTTAACTGAGTTATTATAGCCATATTATACCACTATCACTATAATTATGAATATATGAATTTAAATAAATAATGGACAATGATGTAAGTAAAAATTGAGTTGAACTCCATAAAATTAAACTAACATATATCAGGCGTAAAGAATCACAATTTATTATATGTTGTATATTATGTGATATGCAATTATTGAGTTCAACCCAATTAAATAATCAACGACTGTGTAACAGGTTATTGCTTCGTATACTTATATTATGGTCGTACCTTATCATCATCATTCTTATCAGTACTGTTATTATCATGATCTCGTTTGCGTTTACTCTTCTTCACCTTCTCGCTTTTCGAATTATCTTGATCTTCGTCGCTCTTTTCATCAATATGAATATCATTAATATCAGAAGTAGTAGGAGAGTTACTGTCATCGCCCATGACACTATCATCTAATCTTTCATCGGAAGGAATCTCTGCCGTAGACTGAATAGTATTGCCATCTCTAAATTTGTCCGCATTAGTATCATACATAGTGACCTCCTGATCGGTACGCTGATAGTCATTTTGAGCTTCTATTACGTTCTTATGTTTAACGGATTTATGAAGAGGATGGCTAGGCCCTTTATTAGCTGCATCTTGGGTAGCTCCGAGATCAGGAACCTGAACAGTTTTCTTAAGCTCATCCATAATTGATTCGCTAGAAATACCTGATCTATCGTTAATAGTACTAGAAATGCTACCATCAGCGTTGACTTGACCCAGAATCTGTGTATTAACATTATCAGGAGAAGACGCAGTAACTGATCCAATAACTGGCTCTATGTCAACAGGTGTAGGTGAAATTGGATTAGTAATTGGCTTGAGAGGTGTAATGCCACCAATCTTAGCGCTATCCATATATATCTTCTTCTTAGCATCGTCATAATCTTTGATTTCAATCATTAAGCGCACATCACTA